AATATCGGACCCTTCGGAAAATCCAACGTTCTCCCCGGTGATGGCCGGTTTCCAATCCATCTTTGTGGCGTCGTCGCGGATTGGCTTACCTTCGCGGATTGCCTTCGCGGAAAGATGCAACGCATCACGAAGCCCACGGATCATTCCGTAAAGCATGTGAGCCGATTCGCCAAATGGAATCGCCTGCTCACCCGGCAATACTGATCCACTAACCGCAGAACCAAGGCGGACGGCGGGCTGCAAAAGCATCGTAAGCGTGTTCCCGGAAACGTTTGCAGCGTGGGACACCGGACCACTAAGAAGCCCGTTAATCCATACTTCCATAAGCATGTCAACCGGCCCTTGCTTTATTGCCTTACCTGCAATCTTTGCAAGCGAACCGGCATCCTGCAAACCGCTAACCATCTTTGCAAGGCGCTCCGGGGTCATCGTTCCCGACGCCTGTAAAGCGTTTGAAAATTGGTCAAGGTATTGATTAATTCCGCTGATAGGCTCGTTCATAATGGAAAGCGTTCTACCACCTTCCGTTCTGACACCCCACCGGGCCGGGTCAACTTCGCCAAGGGCGAGAAACTTGCGCAGAAAAGCGTTCATGTCGTCAGGCGAACCGGATTCAACCGCCTTCTTCGCCAACCCATGAACCTCATTAGCCACCCCGTTTACAACGTCAATCAGCGCCGATGCCTGCCCGTCATTCATGGCCGTTCCTGGAGCTACCGCCTTCACGTCATCAGGCGTCATCCCCATAAGCTCACCCTCTTTACGGGCTAGCTCCTGGGGGCGCGTCCCCCGGCGCTGCGTTTCGATGATGTTGTCCCAATCGTCGGCAAGCTTTTTGATCTGCTGAAAAGCATCGTCGGAATCGACCACCGGAATATCCACCGGCTGCTTTATTGCCGAAACGGCTTGCGAGGATGGCGCAGGTTCAACGATCTCTACGGAAGCCGATACATCCTTCGGCTTGGATATTGCCATCGCCTGAGCCGGTTTTTCAACGGGCGCAGTTTCGACAACGGGAGGCTTCGCTGCTGCCTTTCCAAGAGGCTTGATTAACGCCTGATAAGTTTTCGGCAAGAATGTTTCAAGAGCCGCCCCGCCGATTGTCTTTACAGCCTGCTCAATCGGTTTCCACCTTCCCAAAAGGGCAAAGTTCAAATCCTCAAGCAATAAGTCGCGTGTCTGCTGTTCCGTAGAGAGCTTTGAAAACTTCTCCCTTTCTTCGGGATCAATATACTTCGCCCACGGTAGAAGCGATTTACCAACTTCCTTTGCCGCTCCATACATCCCATACAGGTTAGGGTACTGCGCCATGAAGGGCAGTTCTTCCATCTTTGCCGGTTGCGGCGCAGTAGGTGATCCAGCGGCGCTAGGCGGCGGCTCTGCCATCAGCCTTTGAAGCGCAGCGTTCGGCGTGTTCTCCCGGCGATCCTGATACGAAGATCCGATTTCGCTATTTATTTCCGCCATTATTCCTCACCTTGTCGCGCTTCGTAATGAAATCAGCCGCCTTCTCAAGCTTCTCGGCCTCGACGCCACCCTGCCCGGCCTTTATCTTCCCACTAGCAACGTCCGCCCGTAAACGCGCTCGCATGGTGGTCACTTCGTCCATCGTTTTTGGAGCGCCGTAAATCGTTGCCGGGACACCGGGGCGATACTTCCAAACGTTCTTATCGAAAAACTCCCACGGATCACCACCAGCTTGAATGTTCTTTTCAGCCGCCCGTTTGTATGCCGTAAATCGGGACTGTTGTTCAGGGTCAAGTGCGGCCATCGGCCCGGTGGTAATGATCTCGTTATGGGCGCTTTTCATGGCCTCCGTATAGTCGTAAGACTTCCGGGGGTCTTTTTCTTCCTTATAGAGCTTTATCAGCTTGTTCTTGTCGGAAACCGCAACGTCACGGGCGTTCAGAACGTCCCGGATAGATGCCTGCCCAAGAAGCACCCGCGTTTCAAGCTCATAGAACGCTTCCGGGTCACTTTTTGCTTCTTTCTTGGTTTCGGAATCAATCGCTGCCCTCAGCACCCGGCGCTTTTCGGGGGTAAGTAAGCGCCGTTCCCCGAAGCTCTGCAAAAGCTCAAGAGCACCCGCCGGGTCTTGCGCCTCTATCCGGTCCATCACCTGCTGCTCCGCTTCCTCCTGCTTCTGCTTAAACTGCCTATCAGCAAGCCTGTCGCGGTGCTCGATCTTTGTGACGGCTGTTGCAAGCATGTTCTGCTGCTTTATCGGGTCGAGATTCGGTAGGTTAGGAATTTCCTGCAACGCCCTACCGGGGTCGCTATTTAAGAGGGACTTTGCGTAAATTTCCTCAGTAATGGAGTCAATCCGCTGAATCTGATTAACGGCTTCGGATTCTTTGATAATCCCTGCCTTTGCCGCCTCGGTGATCTTCGCTGTCATGCGCTCTTTGATTAGGGAGCGTTCACTTAAAGGCGATTCACCGCCCTCTCCTATCGGCGCTTCGGAGCTACCCCTAACCCACTCCTGCAAATCGAATTGAAGGTTCCGATCAAGCTCGGCCTTGCCAACATCCGTAATAGCCTGTGCCTTCTTCGCACGGCCAAACTTCCGGTAGTCGTTGAAAGTGGACTGTGCCGCCGCCTCTACCGACTTCCTAACGAGGGGGTCTTGAATCTTGCCCACATAATCGGAAAGCTCCCCAATGCCCTTCTCAATGTCCTCGTCAAACTTATCGTAGTCCGTGCGCCCCTTGAAGCTTTCCGCCTGCTTTCCGATCCAATCTTTTAGGTAGCTGTCATGCTTCGTAGCTTCAACGTGGCGCTCTGCCGCCTGCATTTGCAGATTAAGGCGCACTTCCTCATTGAGAAACTTGGTAGCAACGGCTTCGGTCTGCGCCCCTGCCCGTTCGATAGCCGCACCGATAGGGTCGGCTGTCGGCATGAACGCCGATCCGGTGTTTCCGGGGATCGTTCTTTCGCTTCTCGCTACAGGGATTTGCGGCATTTATCCACCATTACCATGTATTTGCGGGATCGGTAAACGTGCTGTAAGTTTTCGGGGCTGTCCCGGTGTTCGCCCGCCCGTATGCACTTGCCGCGCTGGTCAAAAACGTTGAACCTGCGCCGATATAGCTTGCCGTTGACGCATTGCTGCCCGTGAACCGGAAAAGCTTTGCTCGGTCAAGGTCAGACTGTTCCGCCGTCTTGCCGGAATAAAGGATTGCCTGCCTGTCGCGTTCGGCTTCCTCGGCCTGAAAGGTCATCGTCAGAAGCGGGGAGCCTTCCGTGATGTCAACCCCGGCCTTGGCATACAGGGCCCGCTGTCGGCCAAGCAGGGACTTGAATTTCCGTTCGCTGGCGTCGGCATCAAGGGCGGCTTTGCGCCTTGCCGCCTCTGCATCCCGCTCGGCAATCTGCGCGTTATATTCATTCGCAGCCGACTGATACTGGCCTTGGCGAACCATCCCATAGGCTGATACCGCCGCGCCTGCTACCGCCGCAACCGCCATGATTGTCGCTGCTGCCATCTAGTTAGTCCTCGCGTACATCAGATACGTTTCATGGTAAGGCCCGAATTTCTTTAGCGTTCCCTCGTATTCAAAACCAAGGCTCTCAATCCAGCGCACCGTTCCCGGCCAATTCGGGTCAATCGTGGTCTGGATACGCACAATGCCATAATTCTTCAAAGCATAGTCGATACCCGCCACAACCATGCGGTAAATAGTAAGGATATGCTCCTTAAAAGATGCGGAGAATAGCGCCCACGCTTCCGCCTTATTCCACTCCTGCAAGGCAAGACCGATGCAGGCCACCGGAACACCATCGACCATGAGCGTCTTTGCGAGTATTTTCCCCTTCCAAGCGGCATACCACTTATCGACAAAAGCCGGATCAGCCCAACGCTCCTGCATCCTCCCGTTGGTTTCGATGATCGTCCGGGCGTGTCCCACTTCAAAGTCGGCCCAATACTTATCCATCCACGACCTCCATCCGGGGGGCAATCGACAAAACAGTGCAGGGTAGCGGGGAGGATCCACGAATATAAACCGAAGCGCCCTCCGAATAGTCGGCATCGAAGTCCGTTTCCTTGTCGCCCGTGAAAAGGGTTGGCTGACCACCATCACCGAAAGGAACGTCAATCAGGTTGTCGGCATCCGGCCCCCACTTCGCCCCGGCGCTCTGGTAGAACGCCACAGAAAGCGACACAACCCGCTTTTCCACACCACGGCTTGTTCCGGTGCGCGTCCCCGGCTCAAACTTCATCGGCTCAATGTTATAGTCGTATGACAGCCCGGCGCTCACCTTGTTGGCATAGAACGTCAGCGTAATGTCGCCCGACGAAACAGTGCAAGCGGGATGCTTGCCGCGATCCGTAAAGACGGCAACGCTCAAGCCCTCAAGATGATCCAACCCGGAAACAGTCTTTGCAACCTGTTCGACGGTTCCGTTGCCCGCCGTAACCGTCGCACCAGGGGTCGCAATGCCGCTGCCGGTGTATGGATTTAAGCTAGTCGCATCAAGGGCGATCTCGAAAGTATCCGCCGTGGGATTACTCACCGTCCAATCGTCGTTCGCGTCGGTCATCCCCAAAGCGCCCGTAATCCTTACGGGCGTCGTCGCGGCTAGGCCATGACTCGGACAGACAACCTTAGCGGGGTTCTCCTGTGAGATTGCAATGATTGAAAGCGGGTCGCCGTCATAGGTGGTCGTCGTCGTTGTCGGCGGGTAGGTCGCAAAGGCGGTGCTGTCGATATACGCCGTCCCGTCCTCGGTCTTTACCTTGAAGTTCGCCGCCGTCCGGTCGGATACGGTGCAGATATGGGTATCAAGCCAAGTCCCGGTGTTCTCGAAGTGAACCTTGTTGCCGTCCGCAAGGCTATTCGCCGCCGTCACAAGGCACTCGGCCTGTTTCGCAATCGCCGTTACTTCAACCGCCGCGTCACCTTCCCACGTCAGGCCGCTATCAACAAAGAAGGCGTCTCGGTAAACGTCGAAAATCTCATGTGGTTTGAAATACTCAACATATCGCTTGACCGAACCATCGGCCAACGTCCGCTTGACGATAACCCAAACCTGATCTTCCTCGCCCTCCGCCGTGATCGTCGCAACGCTTTCAAACTCGCCGTCAGTCGTAATCCTGAACCACGGATAGATGTTCTCCGCTGGCTCGTAAACCATGCCAAGCAGTTGCCCGTCAGCCCGAACCGACCAAAGGATTGACATTGGCTCCGATTGATAATCCATGTCCGTAATCCCGGACAGGGCCGCCGTCTCCCCTTTGGCGATGTGCTTTGCGATCCGGGTAACGTCAAGGGCGGTGTATTTGTCCTGCTCCCACACCCACGTTGCTTTTCTGACCGTCGTTCCGCCGCGCTGGACATAGAGAATGGCGTCGTTGACCATCTCCGCGTCCATGTCCTTCACGCCGTTTGCCAACTGCCGCTTGGCGATAACGTTCGTCGCCGTCAAGGGGTCATTGGTGGACGATGCACCCAACCGCCACACGCCGCCAGCGGTCCCGATCATCAGGTATTCTTCACCCATCAACCAGTTGATCGCGTCAACCTTATCGGACAGGAGGGAGTATTGCAGGGCCGCTGAATCGTCGGTGGCATCCTGCTTGAAATTCTCGAAGTCAGCCGACGCCGAACCGTAAACGTCAAGCGGGTTGTTTGTCGTTCCGCCGGCCATGAAACGCTGCTCAAAGAAGGCTATCGCGCCGGGATTATCCCCGGTCGTCCCGAATTGCACCTTGGTGGCCGTCCCGCCATAGGTCCATGCCCCGTAGGCGCTTGAATTGATCCCGGATAACTGGAAGGTGAGCGGTCCTGTCGTCACGGTTCCAACGGTGTAAAACTTATTGTTCAGCTCCGTCATCCCTGAAACGCCGGTAATATAGACAATATCCCCGGCAACGGGATTTGTTCCGCCTGCGCCCAACGTTGCAGAGATAACGCATGGGTTCGCCTTCGTCGCCCCCGTGATCGTCATGGCAACGTCAACCGCCGCAACAAAGTTTGTCAGCGTCCAAGTCGTGTGGGCGGTGCGCGAAAGCTTCCTGATGTTATGGTTTCTGGTCGCCAGATACAGAACGTCCGCGCTCTGCGTGACTTTCAGCGTCGGGAGGTCGGCTTCTGTGTAGGGATTCGCAAGCTCGTATGGCGTAGATGGTGCGGAAACGATCTGCGCCCCGTCCTTGAAAAAGCGGAAATATCCCTCCTCGGCGCACACGATATATGCCTGAACGGTGGAAAACTGGAACGGGATAAGCCGCCCCTTCTTCGTGCTATCCTTTTGCTCCGCGACAAAGTAAAGGCCAGGCCGGGACATTGCCCCGCCCTCCACCATCGGAATGACGTTCTCCATGACGCGGCAAGACGTTGCATACTTCTGCAAGTCAGACCGGGCATCAAGCTTAGGCGATATTTCACCGCCGTTCAGGCTATTGATTAAGGGATCGACTTTAGACAAGGCTATCTCCCTGCATCTTCGTAGGCGGTGCTACCCTGTTCATCCTCAAGGAAGTCCTGCGCCCTGCTCCCCGCTTTTGCCGCCTTGAGCGCCTTCCTGTAAAGGTTAATCATTGCCTCATACTTACCGACGCCGGGAGCGATTGCGAAACACAATTCAGCAGCACCCCGGAAAGCAAAGGCGTTGATGAACGATGGGCTATACTTTGAAGGATCGACAACCCGCCGAATATACGTCAGATACACGGCATCGTTGCTCGTATTGTCGTAATTACTCATCAGCGCCATCGTCCCGTCAGCCTGTGCCTCAATGACGTAAGGGGCAACGGTTACGGGCCACACAACGGGGTCGTCCGCCCGGTCGTCAGCCAAGCAGAGGTAATCAGACGGCAACGGGTAGGCATACAGGTAAACGTTGGTATTGATCGGGTCAGTTGTGCTCTGTGCAAGTTCAACCCGTACCGTCGCAAACTTCGGCTTCACGGCTTCCAGAACCTCGTCCCGGATGTATTCCCAAATCGTGTTGACGGGAACCGCGTTCGGGGAACCATCGGTAAGGGAGGTTAGGCGGCTCTTTGCCCCCAACCGTTGAAGCATCATGTTCGCAATGCCCACGTTTGAATACGCCATTTGCCTACTCCGCTTTCTTGCAGCTTACCTTGTGCATACGAACCTGATTCGGACGGCCCTTATATTCCCCGCAAATATCACAGGTTACGAGATCGGACTGTTCTGCTTCCGCCGGCTGTTCCTGAACGGGTTCAGGTTCATCAACCTTTGCTGGTTCCTTGATCTCGGCTACAAGGCTCTTTTTTTCCTTCTGGATCGCGGCAAGCTTTTTCAGCAGCGCGGCCTCCTCGGTTTCGACAACCTTGAGTCGGTCCTTTTCCTCTACCTTGCCGGGAACGATCCGGGTGGTCTCTTTCGCGGGGGTCGTCTTGTTGCCGCGCTTCTTGTCGTAGACTTCCGTGCCAGGCGGAAAATCGAAATACATGGCGACGGGCTCAAGAGGATTGATGTCATCCTGGTCCCCGGCGACGTAGCGCCTGTTCCTTTTCGAGTCCCAGCAGTTACGGTTGCACTTCACCAACATAAAAACTCCTTTGGGTAGTGGGGCGGGAGATTACTCCCCCGCCCCGGTTTCGACTTATTCCGCTCCCTGGCCCGGCTCACCGAAATACATGGTAGCCGCGCCGGCGGTCGCCACTTCGTTGACGATATTGAAATTCGCGCTGGCGTACTGCAACAGGCTCGGCGGTGCGGGGATGTAGTAATGCTTCCCCGCCGTCAGGTCTGCAACCGCAAAGAACCGACTCGCACAAACCGTGGTCGGCCCGGTGCTGGCACCGTGGACAATCTCGATATTCGCACCACTGGCAAGACCCGTAAAGGTCGTGGTGACAATGACATGCAGCCCGAACATATTCGACCGGCCAACGTTCGGATTGGCGACACCGAAATTGACCTCGTTGCTGGCGTTCTCGTCCGCTGCGTTCCCAAGAACCTGGGCGTCCGCAAGCAGATACTTGTAGTCGTACATAGGCATGATCTAAGGCCCTCCTTTCGTTTATTGGTTAGACGATTGCCGTCTCGGTTTCGTCGATGCCCTCGGCCAGCCGAACGGGGATTCCACGGAACATCGTGACCATGCCGCCCCAAACGTTATCCGGCTCGTAGCGGACGTTGAACTTGTCCTTGGCCGCGATGTCGAGCGCGTTGCAGATGGTCCTGGGAGCGTAGATAACCGTTCCAGGGGCCGCGCCTCTGTCGGGCAGGTTGTTGATGAGCGTGATAAGCGTATCTTCATCAAAGACGTTCGTGGAACCGGACGTTTCGATGTTGCAGTAACGCTGAATACACCGCTCATCTTCGACCGCGATGCCGAGCGCCCAAACGAAGTGGGTCCGCAGGACTTCCATGCGCCCCGTGGTGGATTCGCTCGTAACCTTGCCGAGGTCTTCGATCTGCAACCCGCCGGGAAGGTTTTTCGGGTAGATGCCGTAACACTTGCCCGGACCCCACTGAACCACGAAAAGGCTGGTGGTATCGCCGCCGGAACCGCCCGCGCTGACCACGTTGTGCGGCCAGGTGGAGCTACCGTTGGGACGTGCCGTGGTGGAATTGAACCGGGTTGCGAACCCGTTGAACGCACCGGGGTCGGTAGCGATGTTCCCGTAGATCGCCAAATCCTCGGCCTTCTGCCCCATCGCCTCAACCTTCATGCTGTCCCGCTCCTGCCGCCAGGCGTTCGGGTCGTTCTGGATCTTCCAGAGGGCGTAATCTACCTCGGAATAGTCCTCAATGATCGCAATCGGATCATTGAACGGGGTGCTGTGAACGGCGGTCGGGTTGATATACTCGTTGAAGCGCCGGGTGCCGGGGGTGCTCAAATAGGACTGACGCGCCCCGATATTGGACATGATCTGGTTAGAAGCAACCATAGGCATGTCGCGGATAAACGGCTTCGTCTTTGCCAGAACCTTGGCGGCATAGACGTACTGTGCCTGACCATCAAGGGACGTATAAGAGTTCACAACGTCCATGAGGGTGGTGTAACCAAGAACTGCTGCGGTGGTCATTTGTTTTTAGCTCCTTTCATTGTTTGGGAGGAGCGGGGCTTTTGTCGTAAATCATTCCCTCTTTAGGCTTTTCGCCTCTATTCCCGGCACCGGGAACGCCAATATCTTCGCCGGTCTTTTTCGCAAAATCAACGATCATGCGGATAAGCGCCGGGTGATTCCCCATGCCGCTTTCATCAAGGAAAGCCATGTCCTCCGGTTTTGCGTGTTTGGTTAAGAAACGCTTGGTAAGCTCGACGGCGGCGGGATACTCTGCCCCCATCTCTGCTTTCAGCTTCGTTTCTGCTTCGGTTCGCGCCTTGGCGACGGCCTCTTTATTGGCCTTTGCCATCTCGGCCATGAAGTTGTTCCATTCACCGCCGATCTGTGCCGCCTGTTCCTTGCTCACACCGGCTTTGTGGAAAGTGTTCTGCGCCCATGCGACAACGGTAGGGTCTGCATCCATGCCTTCCGGCTTAGGCAGCTCATACTCCGTCGCCTTTTCAGGCTTTCCCAAAGAACGGTAGAACGCTTCTCGCTGTTCCGGTGTTGCCTTCTCGTCCGGTTTGAAGATTGCCCCTTCGACCTTAGTTTTTAAGGAATCCCGCTCCGTCTTGATCTCCAAAGCCGACTTAACGAAATCACCCGGCTTAGTAAAGGTTTTGACGAAATCGTGCTCCTTAAATTCCGAAGGCAGGGCAGCCCGCCATCCCAACGACTGATCTCCTGCGTTTGCTGCTTGATTCGTTGCGTCTTGATTCCCCGAAGGGGTCACTTGACTTTCATCTGGCATTACAAAATCCTCCTAGTTTTATTGGTTACGCTAATCCGAGCGTATGCACTGCGTAAGTCACCTGAACGGTAAGTTGTGAATCATTAGCAGCATTACCGGCAATTTCACCATCACCGTTATTGAAAAGCTGCAACTTCTTGTTGTTAAACGAAGCTGCCGCCGCTCCGGCAATCGCCGTAGGGACAGCCACCGCGATAGTGTCTGCCGTCGCCGTGATAAACCCGTTCCCGGTAATGGCCGCGCACGCATCGACGCCGGAAGTCTCGTACTGGATAACGAGGTTGTCGGACGATTCCGTAAAGGCGTTGCTGCCGTAGTCCAGAACCAGCAGAGCGCCAAGAAGCTGAATGAACGTATCCGCTCCGGGTGCAGGCGTCAGGTCAATCGGGGTTGCCCGGAGTGCCTTGACCTGGGCACTGGTTAGATTCGTGGTCGTGGTGATGACCTTTGAAGCGCCGAGCACCGCTCCAGCCGTGCAGGTTGTAAGGCCGGTAAGGGTCTGCGCCCCGGTAACGGCCAGCGTACCGCCGACCGTTGCGGCGGCGGCAATCGCTACCGTTCCGGCGTTCTGCCCAACCACAAGAGCGTTTTCCTGGGCGCTGGAAGAGACAACGAGCGGGTCAACGTTGGCGTCCGCAGCAACAACCTCAAGCACCGTTCCGTCAGTCGGGTTGCCCGTTTTCTGCTCGATTCTGACAACGGAAACATCACCGAAGGCACCAAGGCCCTGGATATTCACCATGTCGCCATCGGTCTTGGTCGAGGTCAGCGTCTGCGCGAAGGTCGTGAAGGCAACCGTACCGGCGGCATCGGGGTCTCCAATGTCATCCCACGCGGTAGCCGTCACGGCGATCTCGCTGACCGAGCCCGCATCGTTCTCGAAGTAGAGGGCCGAAGTCCCGGCCTTGTCCTTGGTGTAGAGCCATCCGCTGCCATCGGTCGGGTTCCCTGACGGCGCGGCAATCTGCGGGATAACGATCTTGTCAACAACCGCCTCGGCCCAAACCCTACTCTCCTTGCACAATCGTCCCGGTGTGCGATTTGTTCGGGTAAAACTGTTCCATCGTTTCTTCCTCCTTTTCAGGTGTTTGCTGGCTTGCCAGCGTTGTTTGGCGCTACCGATTGCAGCGCCTTGATAACGTCTCCCTTTGTGTCGAATGAGAAAACGCCCATCTTGGCGAGGATGCTCACCCCGACGTTGTATTCCGCAACCTGAACCGGGTTGTCGGGATTCAAAGTCTCCCCAAAGTGGGTCATCGTGAGAATATCCGCTAAGACTTCCTGCCCGATGGGGCCGCCGAAAGCAGCCCGGTATTTCGCCGCCTGTTCCTTCACTGGTTCGCACCCATCGCGCCACCCATCAGAACATCCAACGCACTACCCCCTTCTATGGCCTTCCCTGCCCCTGGGAGAGCTTTTGCGATCATGGCCGACTGCTCCACTGTCTGCTGTGCCTGGGCGGCCTGTGCGCGGCTCTGACGAAGCGCATCAACCTTGTCCTGTGAACGCATGATCTTTGCTGGTGTCCGGTTCGCCTTAAAAATTTCCCGCATCATCTCGTCGCCATCCAAAACGTCAAGAGCCTCCGGGAAAAGATTAGCGATCTGTGCCCCCGTTTCAATGCTTGCCTTTATCCCCTGCGTTTCGAACATGACCTTCTGCGCCTGGGCGAGAGGGCCAAGGTAGTCAACTTCAAGGGATGCACCGCCAAACTCGGCCAGAACATCGGGCGGCGGGGGAAGTCTCCCGGCATCGCTCTCAATGTCCCAAAAGCGATCAATGATCGGGTTGAACGCTTCGATATTCAGGGTATCCGTCCGGGTAGCAAGGACGGCGGCCTTTTCCCCAGCCATCTGGATAACCTGCGTAGCCGTTAAGAAAACCTTGTTATAGGCCGCCTGGGAAAGCATCAGGAAGAAGTCAACGTTGAAGTGCTTCTCGATTGCTTTGTCGGTTCGGTCCCTCATTTCCAGGGCATAGGGAAGCGTGATCCCCGTATTGAGCGGCTGCGGCAAGTCTTGCATCGACTCTACCCACGTCCACCCCTTCGGCCCTGAATGAACCATGCCGCGCAAATCTTCCGGGCCAACCATAGGCGGTTCAGCCATCTTCTGACCCGCAATCAGGTTTACCCGCGCCTCCTGATTGCCAAGCATGATTTCCGCGTAGGCGTCCCACGCCGGGGAGCGCCCATAAACCTCATCGGTTTCCTTGCGGTATCGCCACCCGATAGAGGGGAATCGCCTGTAGCCACTTTCAGCCAGAAGCTTGTCCGGCTTGTCCTCAAGAATCCAGTAGGAGGCCCACGGCTTTGCCTTGGAATCAATCCGCGACGGGTCAAAGTCTGCACGCGGCTGGACAGCATGAATGACAAAAGCCTCACTGTAGGGATTATCCTCATACTTCTGCATGAACTGGTCATCGCACTTCTTGAGAACATCAAGGCCGAACCGCTGGACAAGGTTGCGCAAAGTCGCCGGGTAGCGACGATACAGCGTGTCAACCATCCCGTTCTTGTCCTCGGCAACACAGTATTCCCGGAAATGCAACGGTGTCAGGAAGATACGACCAGTCGCCAAATCCTCCTCAATGTCCATCGCCGCCGTTCCGATAGACCCACCATCCCTGAAAAACTGCGGCATCACGGCATAGAAGTTCGACCGCAAGAACGCCGACCGCAAGACAGCCTCGCAATCGTTAAGCCACTGCGCCACGTCAGGAATGTCATCCATCCGCTTCCCGGAAAACTGACGCATCGCTGACGTGCGCGCAAAATTTATCGTATTCGGCAACGTGAGCGAGAACCAATCAAGGTTCGGGCTACACAGATAGCCATACATCCCATCAGCCCAAAGGTTCAGCGCGGAGATTGGCGTCCCGTCATAGACGTTGCCCGTCAACTTCTGCCCCTTCATCGTTGACTTGATCGGCCTAGCCTGTCGGACAAACTCAAGAATATCGTCAATAACCGACTCAAACGGCTGACGAATTTCCTTCAAGTATGCGTGATACTTGATAACGTCCTTTGCCTTCTTTTCGTCCGTAAGCTTTTCAGCCATCAAATCACCTTATCCGAGAAGCTCTGCCTTCTGCGTCTGCTCCGTTCCCATCAACGCCTGATCGCTTGCACTCGCGCCCGTCAAAATCGTGGACTTCATCCCCTTACGCTTCCGCAGCCGCTCTGCCTCGATCTTCGCCGCCGCCTGCAACTCTTCAGAATTGTCCCGCATACCCGAACCGGACGGCAAAGGTTCAACACCCGGCATTTCCGGCTTCTCAAAAAGCTTCGGAATGTCCTCCATCACGGCCCTCGATCCTGGCGCAAGGATACCCTGGACGGAAAGATCCGGCACAAGTCCCATCCGAACAAGACTGTTCGACTCACTCAATCCGATCATACTTGCAACGCTCATACAGCAATCCTCACTTCCCCGCCCCGAAGCCCAAACATCAACGGGGATACGTTTGCAGCCTCCACCTTCGGCGCTTCCTTACGCCGAATAGGAAAACGATATTCCTTAAATAAGTCATACGAATACGCAAGCATATCCAGAATGTCAACGTGATAGAACGGGAATTTCAGCATTTCTTCCTTGATCGCATTGATATACTTTTCCGGGATTGCTGTAGAATAGTGAATCTTCCCGTTATTCAACGGCCATTGCAGCGCCGCCTCTACCCTTCCGTTCTTCGACCTCCCCGCCGGCTTAAGCAGAACGAGGTTCCCGCCGTCAATCGACAACCGACGCCCACGCATCCGCAACGCATTAGCAATGTGAATCTCGGTAGTCGAAAGGCCAACCTTTTCAACTCCCATCTGGTGAATCATGCCGTTCCGCTGATACATTCGGACAACGCCATCAATCCCCTCGGAATGGCTCATCTTGTCAGCTTCAATGTCCAACAGGTAAACGTTGCTCTGCCCTATGTCGTCAAGGACCGGCTCAATGCCGACCACCCCATAAGACCACAAGTCCTTGCTCTGCTTGTCCGTCTCATCCCCACCCGCCTGATCCAGCACCATAAACTTGTAGATCGTCCGGGGGATAAACTGTGGTTCGATGGGCTTTAAGAAAGAACCGTTCAGCCGAATGTCACTAGAAGGCGTCGGATCACACAACTGCTGGCTGTTAAAGTGGGCGCTCATCTTAGCCTTTTCCCAACTCTTTTCATCCATCAGCACCGGCTTACCTTCCCGCGTGCCATCCTCCGATCCGGGGACAAGGCGCAGCTCGTAAATACTCTTTCCATCAGGGTATTTCATGTCCCGAATCTTCACGTTCGGGCCAAAATAGCTGTAATATGTCCCGATAACCCGCGTCTGATCCGTGTCGCTCCCCGTCGCCAGATTCACCGTTGCCATCTGAAACTTACTGAACACCTTCGCAAGCATGTCAGGGCTTTCCCGAATGTCCTCCGTCTCAAGGTCATCAAACACGTTCCGCTCAAAATGCGACCCAGTAGGCATACCCTCAATCAACCCGTGAGCCTCAATGCTACTTTCCTTCCTCGCCGCGTTCTTACGCCGCAAGATTAACCCTTCGTCCTCGCTCCATTTAGGTGCCTCTACCTCCGGCCTCGCCCACAAAACATCAGGGAAGCACCATCGAAGCAAATCTGATTCCTCCAGCAAGATTTTCAATGATCGCAACGGCTTCTTCGCCGCCGGCCTTGCATAACAGAAAATCCCCGTACACTTGTCAGGATTCATCAACTCAAACTGCAACGTCTCCGCTTGTGTAATGATCGTGCTCTTGAAATGGAACCGACTCCAAATATCCAGTGTATCCGTCCTTGCCCCACTCTGAACAGCCTTGCACATCCTCACAACGAAAGGATGGTCAGCCTTGCCTATGTCAAACCCGAACCGAACCAGAAACCACAAGTCCGTAGCAAACAGCGTCCGCAACGTCCGCCGCTCATCCAACCGCCCACTAGCAACATCCCGAAAGATCGCCTCGTAGTCCAGAGCATACCGCGCCGCATACTTCCCCGAACGCTCCTCCTCATCGTTCAACGCAATCTCAGGATGCCTTACAAACTTGATAGCCAACTCTCACCCCGTCCCATGCCGTCATCACTTCCCCTTACGCTTCTTCGGCCTGGCATCCACCAGCTTAAAAAATCCGCTGCTTACCAGCGCGTCAACCATCTTCGGCCCAAACGTCCTCAAATAGTCATGGTCAAACACGAACAGCTTTCGCGTGCAATCCAGCGGGTCGTTGTCATCCCCCCAACGCTTCATGTCCTCACTCAGGATAACTTCCACCACCTCATGCACCACATTCGACGCCACATGATGCAAACTCTTACAACCCAACCCCACCACGATAGTCGGCCAATCACCCCCCGTGTTAAACGCCGCACCATCAGACTCAGCGTCAAACTTCAAACGATACTCTCTGCCAACTATCCGCATATCCATTTTCCAAAAATATGTGGCGCGTCCAAACAGCCATCTAACGCTATGGACGGCTCATCGCCGATCTCCCCCCTACCCCCTCGCTCCTTTTCGTTTCTCGCCCCCCCTTGCCTGCCTACCCCCTACCCGCCCCACTTCCCAGGCACCCTAGAATCCCGCCCTCGTTAGCGCCTTAAACGTCTTGTCTGGCCTCTGACAATCTGGCTTGATGTACTTGCGGGTATTGTGCTTAGGGTTAAACTCCTGAATCATCATTGTCTCTAGGTATTCAGCATCACGGACAGTCGGTGTCTCATATACCGTGAGCTTTACGATCTGGTCCTTTATCACGGAAAGAACATGGTGACCACGTCCGAACACTCTAGCGAGGCCATTACGGGACATTCCGATATACAGACACTCATCGTGGGACATTGCCATATAGACCACAGGACGGCCATACAGGGGGATATTGGCAGCGTCAAACTCTACCCGTCTAGTCGTCTTTCTCTCTATCAGGTCTGCGAAGTCTTCACTTGTCATCGTATCCGCCCGTAAGTATTATTATGTTACCATGCTTGATATCATTCACTTATTTCATTAACAATCAGGTGAACGATATAGGTTATCAACCATCCTGGCACTTATCCACAGGGTTATCAACCGATATTACGTCGATCACCTCCGCCTGTCCGGCCTCCGATCTACCATAACCGGACAGATCGATGAATGTGAGGTGGACCTCGCCCGCTCCCCTCTGCTCCACCATGTGCCCCCGTAGCTTGGCCGCCAACTGTACCGCTCCCAACTGGGTGCCGTTGTCGTCTATCTCAATGTTTTCCTTGCCGAATCGCTTGAGGGACTTGGCGTCCAGGAGGTGCCTGACCTTGCCTGCAATCACGTCATCTGTAACACCAGCGCGGGCTAGGACAGCGGTGAACGCCTCTTGTGTAACAGGATTGTTGAGGATTGCGTCTTTATGTGCTCTGATGTAACTATCGGATAATCCGGTAGCTTTGATTGCTTCGTGGGTGGTTTTGCCTTCGATGAGGCCTTGGATGATGATCTGTGCCCGTTCGTTGAGGTCGCGCTTGGTTTTGCCAGCGTGGGGGCGTTGGGTTCGTTTGGGGAGCGTTTCGGGTTCTGGCATTGCTTGCCTATCCTGGGTTATCCGGTCGTCCGTCGTCGCGCTTGGTGCGCTAGCCGTCCTTGGGTTTGGGGTTGCGGTTCATCTTCTATTGCGCCCGGTGAAGGGCGGGTTCGTCGCTTCGCTCCTCAGAGGAAGCGGGCGCGGGATACTTTCCCAACCCATATATATATGTTCAGCGGGAAACCATAATTTTAATTATTTTCTCTAAAATGGCCTTGTGCTTTTTTACTACTCTGCGGGTGTATTGTTGCGATATGGCGTAGGTTTTGGCTATATCGGCGATGGATCGGCGGTGGCAAAAATAATCTACTAAAAGGGCTTCAGAGGGTGCGGGTGTTTGGGGGTATGATATGGGAGAGGCCATATCTTCGATGCGTGCGGAGCAACGGATATTTCGCCAGGCGTCGGGGTTATCGTCTTGTGATGCGTATGCCTCAGCCCTTGCGCAAAGCTCGGTGCAGTCATCCCTGTTACGGCATTTGACACATAGCGCGCTTGCCTTGGCTATACGATGGCGAGGGGGTGTTTCCTGCTTTGCGGCTGTTTGCTTGTCGTTCTTCCCTCTTGCCGGGATGATGGTTATTGTGCCGCCTCTGGTTAGGTATTGGCTGATCGTTTCGTGCATCTTTTTTCGCCTCTCTACTATATATTGCACGCTGCGCTTGTCACATCGTCGGTGATTGCGCGGTAAAAGCTTAGTAATATCGTGGCTTAAAAAATATTTGTGGTTATGTCAAAAATAAATGAAAATAATGCTTGACATCAAATTATTTTCTGTTAATCTGCAATCAAGAGAACGGAACAAGCCCTTTGACAACCAGACCGGAACACCTTGAACCACCTGACCGGATGCACCTGGGATTACCCAGCGAGAGACGGCGGGGCGGATGGCGGGGAGACACAGCTTGTGGGCTGTGTAATATGCCGGATAGCCATAATAAAATTTGGAGGTGCTTTATGAATCTTTCCGATAAAAACTATTACCACTCGAAAATCATGGTTCAGCCGAAAAACGGGGAACGGACTGAAGTCGATCAATACACCTACGAGGCCAACAATGCGCTTTACGATGTAATGCGCTTCGGTAAGGCTCTCTTTGTTCGGGAAAATAGCGGCCCTTGGTCGGATCGGATCGACGCATGGAATCGCATCCACTATGAGATTTGCAACCACTATGGACTTCTTTAACCAAACCATCCGGCATATCACTGAACCCGCAAGATAGAGAGCCTGCGGGCTCTATTGATTTCCCGAGGGTCGGGGGATCATCGAGCAGACAGACTAGACGCCCTATGGGCAGAGAGGGGAGCATCATGAAAGTCAGACTTATTGACGACACTTGCGGATATGTGGAGACGGCAGAGATCGGGGATGTGGTCACGGTGGAGCTGCACGACGAAAACGGGCTGCCTATCGAAGTCACTGGCGAAGTCGTGGAGATCATGGAAGCCTAGCCGCCCGCCGGGAGCGCATCCCGGCATACACAGCGGATACGTGGCGAGAGCGCACAAAAAATAAATAGGAGGTGCATCATGTATAAGCGAAAAACACAGGACGAGTATCAGATCCGGCAATGGACGCCCTACGGCTGGGAGGAAGTTTGCGCCGAGGATACGAGAGCGGAGGCCAAGAAACGGTTGGCAGAATATCGCGCCAATCAGCCGGAATACGCGGCGAAAATGGTAAAAGTGCGGGTTAAAATCTAACGGCCTACGGGCGGAAAGGGTTGAAAATGAAAACGCAGACATTGGAACAGATGATCGAAGCGGGGGCAACGAAGGAAGAGGCGGAAGCGGCGGTCAACCTATGGGGACTGCTCCGTCCCGGTTTGAAAGTTAAGAAAAACGGTCGCGTTGACACAGAATTTGGCGACAAAACTCCTTTGGGGTTATACCGTACAATCGGAAGCCACATATTCAGCTAACCAAACGCGCTGCGCTACCGGCGAAACGGGCGGAAAGGAAACGACGATGGAAAGCAACTTGGCATATCAGCGGCGGGAACTTATTTCCTTCAACTCACAGGATAGCGCATACTTCGACAACCTGCGGGACTTCAACGAAAATCTGGACAACTCCGACCTTCTGACCGACCTCGAATGGATCGAAAACGGCACCTACGGCGCTGGCGCTTGCTTCGCCTTGCAGGTGGCCGAGCGGAGCATCACTCCCCGGACGAATGGCAACGCCCGAATCGGTGCCGTCCTGCTTCACGCCCTCTATGGGAAGCCTTTCCGTTACTGGAAAAAGCTTCGCCCCGAAACGCAGAAGCGGATTGACGACGCTGTGACGGCATGGCGGGCGGAGGAACACGACTACGCACAGAAGATCGAGGATAAACTGTAACAATGTGCCGACCGGCGGCGGCCAATCCGCCGGGAAAGGACTGACAATGGAAAAGCTGACCGTTCTAATCGCGCGCAACGTGCCGGAAACGCTGCGCCGTTCGCTGAAGATCATGGCCGCCGAGCGGGGGCTTAAGTTGCAGGACGTGATTGTCGAGGCTTTGCGCCGGGGATTCGACGCAATGAAGGGGGAGGTGTATCATGGCTGAAAACCTTTTCATCGTGTACGTTCTTGTGCTGGCCTTTTTCGTCGGCCTGATGCTTTGCCACTTTGCGGGTCTGCTGGCGCTCCGCATTTTCAAGGGGAGGTGGTAATTATGGCTACGATCTATCAGGATACGATAAGGGTTGAATTGGCAAAACAGGGGATGATCGGCAAGCATGATCCACGGCACATTGAAGGGTATATGCGCTTGCAATATGGATGCTTGGATCATCTTTCCCGCTCCGAATTTGCGGCCGAGGTTGCAATCGGAGCACAGTGCATCGACGCGGACGGGATAAACAACGCTGAATCGTTGGCAAAGTCATACGGGCTATAGCGGAGGATTGCATGAAGATATTAGTTGCTTGCGAGTTTTCGGGAACAGTCCGTGATGCCTTTGCCGCTAAAGGTCATGACGCTTGGTCGTGCGACATACTACCTACCGAGAAACCGGGGAATCATATCCAAGGCGACGTTTTGGCAATACTGAATGACGGATGGGATTTGATGATTGCTCATCCTCCATGCCAGAACTTGGCAGTATCGGGGGCTCGGTGGTTTAAGGAGAAGCAGGCAGACGGCAGACAGCAACGTAGCGTAGATTTTTTTATGGCGATCATGAACGCCCCTATTCCCCGCAAGGCTGTTGAAAATCCAATCGGGATCATGTCGCGCCTCTACAGGAAGCCGGATCAGGTTATTCAGCCCTTCCAATTCGGCCATGAAGTCCAGAAGGCAACATGTTTATGGTTGGTCGGATTGCCTTGCTTGAATCCGACAAAGATTGTTGATCGTGGATTGATTTACGTCGATCCGAGAGGAAATAAACACGGCGGGGTGCATACAATGAGAGCGAAACGAGCCTATTCCCCGTTGATGCTCCTGCCTAGAAATGAAGAACGGTGGAAGATCAGAAGCAGGACATTCTCGGGAATAGCACAAGCAATGGCCGACCAGTGGGGTTAGCGATCACTCCCCCGCCCGTAGCGCCCTGACGGCAGCCGAATACCGGCGGGACACTGAGCTTGACGATATGCCCAGCGTTCCCGCCGTTTCTGCTATTGATAGGCCGAGGTATGCGCGGAGGACGGCCACGGCTGCGATAGCCGGCGGGAGGTCGCGCAAGCGGGTCAGCAGGTCGCACGTCCCCGCCTCATTTCCCGGCATATCGTCGATCATGGCCCCGACGCAGACCACCCGACGCTCTACCCCTTTACGGGCAATAAATAGCGCCCTAATGGCCTCGCACGATAGGCACGCCTCATCCCCGCGACCTTTGGCGTAGTGGGGGCACGTTTGGCAATCTGTCACACTTCCCCCGTTCGACCGTAAATATTCCCTGCCATCTGAGTCAGTAAATCACCCAACGTTTCAGCCTCGCACTCTCTCGGCACAAGCGCCGAGTAAATCTCACGCATACCGTCATCGTGGAGAAACGCGGCCATCAGGATGTAGTTCTCGCCGTCGCGGTGGACAGATAATTGCATTCACTCCCTCCCCTATTCCCCCCGTTTTTCTCCCCACGATGCCCCAGGTTTAACTTTTCCCCGTCCCGCATGGTATGGCTCGCCTTGGCCGTTAAACTCACCCATGGTCAAAAGGGGACATCGGTATCCGGAAACTTCCCCGCAGCTCCCCGTCCTCCGTCGATCTGGTCCGCCAGCACGCGGAGATTTGCAGCGGCAGCCGTCGCGTTTTCCCCGATCTTGATCGACAGCGGGACATTCTTTTCCGGCGCGTCCTTGCCGAATTGCCGCTTGCAGAAGTTGGGCTTAAAATCCCCGTCACGGTTCTCCCATCCCTCGACAATCTTGAAACCGTATTCCCCGCCATCCTCAACGTCAACCTTCGATTTTCCAACTGTAATCATCCCACCCTCCTTGCATATCCACGTTCGATTAAGTCCTTTGCAAAATCTTCCCGCATCTTCACGAACTCGCCAGCCAATTCTCCCTTTAGCCTTTCAAGCCGCCATATCTCATAAACTGGCACCTTTTTAATTTTATATACCACGTCACCGCTGGCTTTGTCTACCTCCATTATGCTCCTGGCCTCCCGAATTTTTTGCTGAACTCTGCAATTTCCGCCAACCGTTTTGCCCTTGTTTCTTCGTCAACTTCCGGCTCTGATTCCGCTTTGTATTCAGGTAGCGGCTGCAACTCGTTTGCTTGGCCCTGTCCGCTGCTTCCCGGCCTTTGCCGATTATATGTCTTTGCCATCGGCTTTTCTGCGCGGTTAAGCCAATTAACCAAGCGGCGGCGGGACATCATCTTGCCGTTCGTAAGGCACCATGCCTCGCACTTCCCTTTCTCGGTTTCGATATTGATTGAACCGTAAGCCGGGTTTTTCTTTATAGCGTCTAGCCATTGATCGTCGGTAAGCGTCAGCTTACGTTTTTTCTTTATACTTTCTTTTTTATCTGTATCTGTTTCTGTATCTGTTTCTGGGGGCGTTTCAAAACCGTTACAAGAAACGTTTCTAAGTGGCGTCAATTCCCGATGCTTCTTTACTCGTTCATAGGCATTGTCAGACTTGAATTGTCTTTTATCCCAATTAGTTATAACAGGGAACCCCGCCTCGTTGATAGAAATCAAACCTAATTTTTGAAACGTTTCAAGCGCACGCGAAAAATGATTGACTTGCGTTCGACATCGAAGTGACATTGACTTGACATTGACTTGACATTCGCCTGACATTGAGTTGACTTCGGATGCGATAGCCAAAAGATACGTCCAAATCCGATACTCATAATCGGACAAGTGGAGGATCTTCACATCGTCAAGCGTATCCGTCCAGAAGCGAAACCACTTCATGCAATACCCCTCTTTAATGGCCGTCTAAACGACTTTCCACAGTCCCGACAAATCGCCCTAACAGACCCGTTCTTGGCACAATGGACACCACCGCACCGGGGGCATCTGAACCCGTGATCGGCAATCTTCCCGCCCCGAAGTATCTTTGAGAATTTCCGGCCACACTCCATACATAGCCACATTTCACCCTTGGACATGATAACAGACGCGCCACATTCAGGGCAAGGCGGCCTCGTTGCCGGGAAGTCTGCCTCCGTTGCGATCACCAGGGCTTCCATCCGCCCACCTGATTAGCCAGCGGCATTATCTCTGCGCGCCATGTGAACTTGCCGTCCTCACAGTCGATCACCACGAAGCCAAGGGAAACGGTTCCGCTGCATACCCGGCTGCCGAACTTGCTTCCGAGGCCCTGCATACAGGGGAGCGTCATCATCGTGACCCACTCGTTTCCGGCGAAGGCGTGGTAGTGCACATGACTGCGTAACAGTAGGTGAGGCGTGAACCCTTCCGACCTATCAGCCCACAGGACGCGCCACAAATCTTCACGGGCAAGGGCGGTGTATCGGCCATGAGGTATGGAGCTAGAACCGATGAAATGACGGGCATCTATGCGCACTCCTTCAACCTCTCTATTAAGGTGCGATTCGATGGTTGCGCCAAGCTCCTGGGCGATGGGGTTTTCAAGATCCTCGTCGCCTCCGGTGTGAGCAGTTGTCCCGTATGTCATGGCTATCTCGTCGGCCTCTACCGAACGGGCAACTTCGACGGCAACCTTCCCCTGTAGCAATCTGTCAGCCGTGAAAAGCTCCGTTGACCCTGAACGTGGACCCTTCCCTTCAATGGCATCCCCGTTGATAATAAGCCTATCAATCGGCTGATACTTTTCAACGCTTCTCACCCACCATTCCCACATCTGCCGCTGAATCTTTGCAAACTTGTCCCGGTAGTGGTCGCCTGTCTCCTGAAACTGATACTTCGGCGGCGTCAGCCCGACCACATGGCCGCAATGCCAATCTCCCGTTGCTATGATTCGCTTCATGGTTATTCTCCAAGTTTATGGACACGTTTACGATTCATGTCCGCGCCGTGGACACGTTAAGCCGGGTCCGCAAGCTTCAATAAATCATCAATTCCATGAATCCGGGCAAATACACCCTTTACCATACAGTTGTATAGGTAGTCCACCATTATCACCCGCTCGTTGTCGGGGAAGAATGGGTAATCCTCCACGATAAGCGCCCCGTCGCGTGCCAAGATGCCAAGCTTTTCTTCCGGCCGCTGGCACCACCTCACACTGGCGTTTGGAAGGTGCTCCCGAAGCCACAGGCGCGTCCACGGTATCCAGTGGAGCGGTTGCACGGTCAGGATGATCGGCTCGTCCTCAGAGGCCGCCAGGGGCAGAAAAGCGGTAGGTGGGGCCGTTGCCAGGATAACCGGGTTGCGGTCGATGTAGTCGCACAATGAAACCCCGCGCCGGACGTTCTCGTTCCAAGTGAGAGGCTCGAAAGGTTCATGGATATGCTCAGAGATACCACCGGACAAATCCCGAAGCACGCCGTCAAGATCCCAGTAAAGTGGACGGTTACCTATTTTCATAGAAGTCAGCTCCAAAGATTGGTTCAAAGATTTTCCAAATTTCCGGCGGCACGTTCGCATTTTTGCCGGTAATACAGGTGCAGATATTCCCGTTCAGGAATCCTATGCCCTTGCAGATAGGGCAAACAGGCGTTTTATTCCCGTTCGGGGGCTTTTGATCGTCGGCCATTTTATTCGCCCTCCATTTCCTTGATCCAATCAGCGGACGGGTTAGGTGCGACGGGGAGCTTGCGTTTACGCTTCGGCGGCTTAAATACGTCGGAAACAACCTCAAATTCAATAGCCTCCTGCAACTGGTCAAGGAACAAGGGATGCACCTGCGAGTCGGTAAGCTTTACCTTATACCACACACCGGCCTTCCCCGGCGGCGGGTATCCCCACTGGCTGTGCCAATATCCCACCGTCCCGGTTTTGGGATCGTAGAAGCGAATGCCTGTTAAGCTTTTGTCCGGCTGCAACTCTTTGATCTTCATCGCTCATTCCCTCCCTTGATGTTTACCCATACGTTCAGTGGCACATCAGGCGGCACGATTCCAAGCTCTTTAAGCCGCCGCAAGTCCTTGTCAATGCCCTTAATGTCGCAAAGGTGCCTATAGCGTTCACGGGCCTGATAGTATGCGAACGCCTGTAGCGTCGGCACGCTGTTCAGGTCAACCTTTCGCTGGCCCTTCCGGTAGCCGTGGACATAGCCGATTCGCAAACCGCAAATGAACCAGATGGCACAGAATCCGACGATGTAGGTGAATAGGGTCATTATTTGGCCTCCAACAATTCGGGTGATTCGTGGATGTTGCCGATGACGGTAAATTCAATATTATTTGCCACTGCTTCATCCAATGAAAGCAATGATTCCCAAGGGTTTATGAACGCCTGAAACGCTCCGTTATTGAACGTGATAGGGGATTGAAATGTTTCATCATCAATGATTTCTTGGTCGCTTGCAAAATCATACCCGTTCACTAACGATACCGACCCGCAAACAATATCCCCCTCGTAAATTTCCTTTCCCGATTTGTCGCGGAGTCCCGTAAACTCGCCTATTGTTTTATTGTCGTGAATATAAAAGCGAACGAGTTCGCCATCAATGTCACTAATGATCGCATCAAACCTCCGTATTCCTTCAACGAGTTTTGTGTACCATCCATAAACCCACTTCCCGGTTTCGTGATTCATCCCTCTGAATTTACTTTCCCTCATGGCTTCCCTCCTCCGTAATTTTGCGGTGGCATTCTGGACAGAGCGTTTCCAGCTCCTTCGGATCAACGAGGACGTGGCGGTAGATGTAGTCAACCACGTTTTCCCAGGCGATGCCGTTTAGATGATGGCATTCCACCTTTTGCGGGTGGTCTTTTGACACGGATTGCTTGACCCCACAGTTTTGGCAGGAATAATGATCCCGCTTAATCGCCGCCGCACGCTCCCTTGACCGTAGCCAAAGTTGTCTAATCGCCGCCTTGATCCTGCTCCGTGGCGTCCGTTCAAGCTTCTTTCCCATAAGCTCCTTTCTGGCTAAACCGAAAACAGGTCAACGTTACTGGATTCAACCGACTTGAGATTCTGAACGGCTATCCGGTAATAGCTCTGTTTAAGCTCAATGCCGATTGCCTTGCGGCCAAGCTTCATGGCCATGAATGCCTCCGAACCGATACCCATGAACGGTGTCAATACCGTTTCGCCGGGATTGGAGTAGAGCTTGATGCACCGTTCGATTGTTTCAAGCTGCAACGGGGCGACGTGCTTCTCGTCCAGCGGATCAC